CACCACCGGCGGCACCCCGGCGTTGTGGTTCTCGTGGCTGATGTAGGACCAGCCCTCCTGCCCATCCGCGCTCTTGCACTGCAGCGTGTACTCGGCCTCCTCGTCGGTGACGAGCACGTCCCAGCCCTCGGTGCCGTTGATGAGGGTCTTGGTGGCCTCGATGAAGAACATCGGGAACTCGTCGATGGCGGGATCCTGGTAGAACGCGGCGCCGTTCATCGCGCTCACGCCCTTGAAGACGATCATGTCGTCGCCGGTCAGGGCCTGCTTGCCGCGCTTCTCCTTGACGAAGGCCACGCCGTGCCCGAGGGCGCCCCGGTGGATCGCGATCTGTCGCGCGTCCATGCCGTTGGGCTGCCAGAGCTTCTGCCAGACCTTGCTGTCCTCGCGGCCCTTCTTCGGGCGGTGCCCCTCGACATACAGCGACTGGGCCACCGAGGTGACCACCAGGCCGAGCCACGGGGTCGGGGCGCGCTCCTCGAGCTCGACGTACTCGCGGGTGGTGTTCAGCGGCCGGCTGGGCTTGGCGTTGTCGCCTCGGATCCAGTCGTCGGCGATGATCGCCTCGTTGCGCTGCTCGAGGAACTCCTTGAAGTGCGTGCGCGCCAGGGTGATCGCCGAGGACTGCTTGGCGACCGTTGCCGAGATTGCCATGGTGCTCCGTTCAAGGATGAGGGTGACGAGGACATCGTAGCCGGGGCTACCACTTGCCCTCGGCATACTGGTTGGCGCTCATGCCACTCCACTGGCCCCAGAGCTCGGCCGGCCCGGCCTCCTGCTCCTCGAGGCCGATGTTGGTCAGCATCCGTCGGACCATCCGGGCGCCGATGGCGCAGACCGCGAGGTCGATCTTCTTGGACCCCTCCCGGGCGCCCTTCCACAGCGACACGCCGTACTTGGTCGGGTAGCGCTTCGCGTTGCGCAGGTGCTGCACGAGCGCGGGGTGGCCGTCGATCTGGAACTGCGGGGCGAACTCCTCGATGTCGTTGAGGGTCTGGGCCTCGCCCACGAAGCGCTCGGCCGCCGCGACGAACTCGGCCTGGTGCAGCGGGGACGACATGTCCCACATGATGGCGTGCTGGCGGTTGCCAGTCTTGGTGGCCCAGATCTGGAGCTGCTCCTTGTAGCGCTGGTGCCAGGTGTCCATGAGGCCGTCCCAGTACCGACTCGAGTCCTCGTCGTCCTGCGCGTGCGAGGGGTCGCCGAAGAAGCCGACGACGTTGAAGCGCCCGACCTTGTTGCGCTCGGGCCAGCCGGCGGCCTCGATGACGCGCTCGTCGACCTTCTCGCGTGGGGACAGCCAGTGCTTGCCGCGCTCGCCCGGGGGGCGCTGCCAGACGCCGATCAGGAAGGTGTAGCCGTCGTCGAGCCGGCAGCCGACCAGGCCGGTGCTGTCCTCGGACTTCGAGCCGTCGAAGAACATGACGATGGGGTCGTCGGGGTGCACCATCAGCCAGCCGGCGCGCAGGTCGTCGTTGCCCACCTCGTGGCGGTACTGCCGCGCCAGCGGGTGCACGAGGGTACCGCCGACGAGGTCGGAGTCGATCCATGCGTCGTCGGCGGTGACGATCTGGTTGTAGTAGAAGCGCCGGCTCTCGGAGACGGAGTTGGCCTCGTCGAAGATCTCGCCGAGCAGGGCGTCGACATCGAGCCACCAGGCGTCGCCGCGCACGGAGTCGACGACGGCGCCGACATAGGCGCGCGACTCGGCGTCGGAGGGGAACGACCCGTCGGGCTTGCGGGGCAGGCGCATGTAGGCCTGCGGGCTGGCCTCCACGCTGTCGTAGAGCACCCCGGTCTTCACGGACAGGCCGTCGCGCTCGTTCTCCCATGCCTCGCGCTCGCGCTGGGCGACGGAGTCCTCGGACGGCTCGTAGGCGTTGGTGATGCTCATCGTGCGGGCGGTGCCGCCCTTGGACTTCGCGGCGTTACGCGCGATCACCGAGGACATGGCGTGGCCCTCGTTGGCCAGCAGCCAGTGGTGGGTCTCGTTCTTGAGCACGAACGTCGGCCGGCCGCCCTCGAGCGCGCGCGGGCTGCTCGTCACGGCCTCGATGGTGCGGGCGCCGTTGTAGGCGTAGATCTTCTCCTTGCCGATGTCGATGCCGTGCTCGGCCTTGCAGGCCTCGGTGAACAGGCCCGGAAAGATCTTCATCGTGTTGCGGGTCTGATCCATCGACACGGCGGCGATCTGGATCCACGCGCGCGGGTGGGGCTTGGCCAGGGGCTCGCCCCGCTGCAGCCCGAGATCCTTGCGGTCGGCGGTGAGCCAACCAGCGAAACGGCACGGCCCGACGAACTCGACGGCGCTGATGACGGCGGCGAACGGGTCTTTGCCCCAGCCCTTGATCCGCTGGACGACGCTCTTGCGGTAGACGAAGCGGCCCCGGATGTCGATGGCGTACCACCACAGCAGCAGGCGCTTCTGCTCGCCGGTCAGCGAGAACGGCTCGCCCTCGTCACCGAGCAGGTTCTCCTCGACCCAGCGGATGATCTGCCAGCCGAGCGTCCACTCGGGCACGACGTAGCCGGTGCCGTCCTCGTTCACCGTCCACACCGGGCCGTGGTACTCGGCCGGCGGGATGGGCAGGTAGAAGTCGAGGTGCTTGATGGTCTCCCACGTCACCTCGTCCGCTGTCAGCAGCGGCGCGGTGTCGGTGAGGGTCATCGCCCGACTCGCTCCCAGACGGGCTTCGCCTTGCTCTTCGCGAGGGTGCGCAGCAGGGTGTCGTAGACCTCGGAGCGGCACGGGTGGTCGACGAACGAGGGGAACTCGACAATCAGGTCTCCGTCGCCCAGCCGCAGGCCCTCGAGCCCGCGCGAGGTGCGCGGGATGATGGTGTCGGAACGCGCGACGCCAGCCAGGCGGGCATGCTGCTCGGCCTCGCGCACGGTGCCGGCCAGCAGCACGACGATCATCGACCCCACGCCCCGACGGCCCGGTCCAACTTGCCGTCGATGGCGGCCGTGGCCTCCTTGAGGACGGCGACGAGCACCTCGGGACTCAGGTCGGACTCCACCTCGAAGCCGAACGAGCCGTCCGGCAGGGCGGTGATGACGACGACGCCGGCCGTCGCGACGGCGGCGGCCTTCTTCTTCTTCTTGGCCATCAGCCGGCCGCCCCGCCCTTGATGAGGAAGATGTCGGCGCGGTCCTTGACGACGTCGGGCAGGGCCTTCTCGAGGGCCTCGAGCGCGTCACGGCGGTCGATCTCGAGCCGGAGCTTGCGGCGGTCGCCGTCGGTCAGCAGCAGCGAAGCGAACACGCGCGAGTACGCGGTCAGGGAGGCGCCCTTGAGCGGGATCGTGTCCCTGACGACGTCGCCCTGCTCGGTGATGCCGACAACCTGCTCGCCGAGGTCGCGTGACAGCGACTCGCAGGTCAGGAAGAGCACCATCCAGTCCGAGGGCTCGTAGAAGCGCCGGAACGCGGAGTCCTCGACGCTGCGGTAGAGGCCCAGCGCGATGGGGTGCCAGTCCTCGTCGGGCTCGGGGGCGTCGACCGACCCGGGGGCCTCGAGCTTCTCGACCTCGGTGCTCGCGCCGGCCTCGGTGCGGGCATTGCGGCGGCGGCGCTCCTCGCTGCGCTTCGGTACGGGGCCTGTCATGGTCGACTCCTGGTCGCTCGGGGCCGATCCTGCCGGCCAGTGGCCCCGATCATAGCGCCCTCAGTCGTCATGGCCGTGGGTGCACTTCGGGCAGCAGGTCTTCCAGTAGCGGTCGACGCTCTCGTGGCACTCGGCCGCCGAGCGCAGGCAGAACCGGCAGATCATCGCCAGCCCCACTCGCGCAGCATCCGGCGCCACCACACCCGCTCGCGGCGCGCCGCCTGGCGCTCGATGAACCGGTGCTCGCGCTCGAACGACGGCACCTCGGACGGGTAGCGGTCCCACACGTCGAGGTTGCTCAGGGGCTCGATGGCGTAGCCCCAGCCCCCCGAGGGCGTCGCGTAGGTGACCTGGTGCTCGTAGGTGCCGTCGCGCCACTGGACGACGCGCCAGCGCTTGCCGTCCTCCATCACGCCCTCGTCGATGACCCGGATGCGCTCGCTCACGGCGTCAGCCTCGCGGCGAAGCGTACGGAACGATCCTCAGACATCCTTGGCCTCCGAGACCCATGCGTCGATGTTGGGCGGCTGGTTGTAGTTCGGGCCGTGGCTCTGCACGAGGGCGATGCCGTCGAAGATCCGCTGGCCGTTGGTCTT